GTGTTACACCCTCTAAATCTAAGGATTATTTGGAAAACATTTTTTAAATAAAAAAATTGTTGATTGCCAAAAATTGTTAATTATTAAATAGGGGTACATTATGTCTAAGATGTTAGCGGAAACACAAAATCAGTTGGAGCAAAACGCTCGAAAGATTTTGGCTGAAAACTGGTCAAGAAAACCTAGGAGCAGTGTCCGGGGTTATGAGAAGTCTTCCCGTTCTAGGTTGGATTTTATTGGGGATGATATTAGCGACCCGATCCAACGTGGTAATATGGCACAGTTCCTTGAAAACACGCAGAACTGGTTAAATTCGATGGACGAGTCTACTAGACTGTTGAATATCGGTTCTTATGAGAAGTATATTTTCCCGCTGGTACGGATGGTTATGGCGAATACCATTGCAGCTGAATTGGTAACGGTTCAACCTTTGTCTGCTCCAGTCGGTTTGATTTTCTATCTTACTGCTAATTATGGCACTACGATGGGTAGCATCACTAAAGGCAGTACGATGTTTGACCCCCGTAGAGGCCCGGCGGCTCATTACCACTATACTGATGAGACTGTGGAGAATGAGTATGAATCCACCTCAACTGGTGTAGCGGCATTTGTTGGTACGCTTCAGCATCTCCCACTCCGTCCGGGTACTATTGTTTTTTCTGATGGTACACAGTTTGTTAGCGATGATGGTAATGGTGTGCTGGTAGGTAATGTAGCAGCCAATGGTACTATCAATTATGCTACAGGCGCATTTGCGTTTACGTTTGCTGCCGCTCCTGCCGTTGGTACAGATGTAACTGCTACGTATAAGTACAATATGGAAGGCAATACTGATCTTCCTCAACTGGATTTCACTATTACTTCTGCGTCTGTTACTGCGGAACAAAACACCTTGAAGGCTTCTTGGAGTCTTTTGGCGCAGCAAGACATGAAACAGTTGTACGGTGAAGATGCGGATAGAACAATTACTGGTTTGATGTCCAATGAAATTGCAAAGGAAATCAACTATAAAATCGTCCGTCATCTGTATGGAATTGCGTCTGCGGGAAGTGTTACGTGGAATGCTACTCCTCCGGCGGGTGTACAGGCCATTCTGCACAAAGATACACTAGAATTTGCTTTTGTGCAGGCAGGCAACATGATTTATTCAGCAACCCAGCGTTATCAGCCTAACTGGATTGTTGCTGGCGTAGAGGTTTGTAATGTCATTGAAACGATGACTAAATTCAAAGCGAATGCTGTTAGTACTGCTACTGCTGGTTTCCAAAAAATCGGTACGTTGAACGGTCGAACAGTATTTAAAGACCCAGATGTTAATTACACTGACCAGTTTATGCTGGGCCATAAAGGGTCTAACTTCCTTGAGACAGGGTATGTTTATGCGCCCTATCTCCCCCTATATGTCGGTGGTACGTTTATGCTAGACGATATGATGGCGCGGAAAGTTATGTGTCAGCGGAGTGGTGTGAAGCCTGTCAATCCTCTGATGTATGTTACTGGTAGTATTACTGGGGACATCGTTCCTAGTTAAATAAATATTATGACTTGACGGAATTAGAAGGGGTAGGGTAAAAACTCGCCTACCCCTTCTAAAGAAAATATTGGAGAAAACACAATGGCTTTCGTATACAGATATGTAAATAATAATCCTTATCCCGTATCGGTTTCTAATAAGCGGGGTGGTATGACTAAGTTTGCTCAGGGTAAAGGGACTACTGATCCGTGGTATGCTCATTTTGTGGGGAATAAACGGTTAACTCGTGTACCGATTTTGCAGGAAGATTCGTCAGGCATAGTTAAGCCGTATCCGGTGGTTCCTGTAAATAAGAGGCCGCTTGTATCGCTTTCTGTTCCTGTTGAAGAATTTACTCCTGATTATATCAGGAAAGCAGGCATTTATACATGTGTCCATTGTCCTAACTTTAAATCTGCGTCAAAGGATGCACTTGACAATCATCTTATGGCGGTACATGGTGTAGGGGCCGCTCAGAAGGCTATACCTAATGCTTTTGTCCCTAAAGACGAAGAGGATCAAGTGGTAATGTCTACTAACCCTAATGTGCCTGTGAAAAATTTAAATGATTTACTAGGGTTTAATAAGCCTGCAAAAGTAGAGCCTGAACCTGTTAAGGTAGAAGAGCCTGCAAAAGTAGAGCCTGAACCTGTTAAGGTAGAAGAGCCTGCAAAAGTAGAGCCTGAACCTGTTAAGGTAGAAGAGCCTGCAAAAGTAGAGCCTGAACCTGTTAAGGTAGAAGAGCCTGCAAAAGTAGAGCCTGAAATTAAGAAAATTCCTAAATTATTTAAATGTAATACTTGTGGAAAACAGTTTAGGTCGAAAAAAACTTTGACTAATCATATTAAAAAGAAGCATACATCTGTAAAGAAAGATTTTTAAAGTATGTCTTTAATTCCCTTGAATCGTTCCACTGTCCGTGAGTATGTCTTGACGGAGTTAGGCTACCCTACGGTTGAAGTAGAACTGGTGGATACTCAAATTGACCAGTGTATAGATAAGACACTAAAACTGTTCAATGAATATCTCTATTGGGATGATTTGCAATTAACCCATAGTTACGGCACAGAGGATGATGATAGTAATACTGTTACTATGGTTTCTTTGGGCGTTACTACGGTAGTCGTAGACTTACCTGAAGGGGTTAGAGGAGTAAAGTCTGTTCAGGTGCTGTTCCCTTCTACGATTACCAATCTTGAAAATATGTCTGACTTTGAGTATCTTGCTAGGGCTATGCCTCCTCGATTTGCAAATTCTGATTGGGTGATTTTCAAACAGCATTTTGAGATGACTAGACGGATACGTGGCGTAGACCCTGACTGGCGATTGGACGAGACTAATAAGAAATTATATATTGCCACCAGTGGGGGTAATTATGATATACAATATGTATTAACTAGGGATTTTGATATAGCGTCTCTTGGGGCTTCTCAGAATTCTAATTTGCAGAATTCGTTTTTAATGGGTGTAGTGGCAAATGCGAAGATGATTCTTAGTATGATTCGTGGGAAGTTTGCAGGTATTCAAACAGCGGCGGGGACTCTTAGTTTAGATGCTTCTGATTTGAGACAGCAAGCCCAGATGGAATTAGAAAAAGTAGAGGAAAAGTTGCAGGACTACAGACAACCTTTGTCAGCTATAATTGGGTAATCATGCAGACAACATTTCCATCTTTGAAAGATATAAAACTGGTTTATCAATTAGTTGAAGGCCAGTGTAAATACCTATACCCTTTAGTTCCGTATAGGAAGATTATAATATCGGAAGAGGATATAGACGAGACTCACTTAGAAATATCTGAAACAAGAAAGCGTTTTTCAGATATTATACAAATACGGGCGTTTGTAGCACCTAGTGAAGAAACACATCCGCAATCTAAGTTTGGTCTTGAAAAAATAAGAAATATTGAGGTATCAATTTCAGTCCCAGACATGATAAAGGCGGGACTGGCAGTATTGAATGAAGAGACAAAAGAGGTTCAGGTATTAGCGAACCCAAATGATTTAGTAGAGTATTCAACATTTGAGTATGAGATTAAGGAAGTTCGTAGAGGCAAAAGTTTTGCTAACACGGATATTCCAATCTTCTTCGAGTTTACAGCAGAACGTAGACGGATAGATTCTGCTGAATTTGCTGGTGTATAGGTTTTTCTTAAACTCTTGTTGAATAGTATAGTATCAAACAGCAGAGTATAACTTACAAAGTATCAGATTATCCCACTTAATAAATAGTATCTTATGACAGATTTCGACATAAAAAGCGAAGTCCCTTTTCAGAGATTAGATTTAAATCAGCAGTTTAAGAAATCTTTTGAAGAAAATATTGAAGACATACTTAAACGAGTAGTACAGAAATTTAAGCAGCGCATTTCTGCTTTGCTGAAACTCTGGGAGGTTTCTGAGCAGGCGAAAAAAGCCTATCCTTTTTTGGTTAATAAAAATAGCTACATAAAGGGTTATATCAAGTCTATTAAAATAGATGCTTCTGGTGTGTATTCTGATCCTGAAGTTTTGAAAAAATATAAATTGCCTGTTAATTTTCCTCAGATGTTAGAGTATGGGACTTCTCTTATTCCTATATTATCTCATTGGGGGGAGTTACCTATATTTATCGAAACAGAGATGAAGTATTTCAGACAAAAATTCTTTGCGGGTATAAAATAACTTGGCTCTTGATAATTTTACACAAATATATTCCAACTACGATAAAGCTGTAAAGGCTTTTGCGGGTAGTTTACGATATAACAATAGACCGATAGTAAATGTTTTTGCTTCCCCTGAAAGAGTTTTTAATCAGGTTGAAATATCTTTAAATAAGCAGAGAAGGAAAAAAGGCATACCTGAAGAGTCCTTAACTGTTATACCTTTGCCTGTACTTTCTGTTAGTTTAGTAGGGGAGGCTTATGATATGTCCCGTAGTAGGTATGCTACATGGCAGGTTATGTATACCAACACAGACAGGGATACTATTTATGGGATGCAGTACCCTCAACCGTTGACCTTGACCTATCAGGTTGATATATGGACAAGGACAAAGGAAGATTTAGATATACTCGGTGTCCAGTTTATGCAGAAATTTACTACTAATTTTACTTACCTGACTGTGGATCATGTTTTTCCTATGGGGGAAAGATTAGTGATGGTAAGACTTAGTAATATAAATATAGATATTGCTACGGACACTTTGGGAGAAAAAAAGGTAGTACGGAAATCTTATACAATAGAAGTAGATGCTTGGATTGTGCCCCCTGTATTGGAGGCGGGAAATATTCAGAATATTCAAGCAGATATATATGATATTACAGAGCCAGATAGCCCTGTTTTGATAGATGAGATAGTGGTTACTGATGATGATTAGAAGCCAGTTAAAATTAAATTGAAAAATTTTATGTTATTTTAGGAGCGTCTTATGACAATTGCAAATGGCCCCGGTGTATTTGTCCGGGAGTTTGACCAATCTGTTTCTCCCGTTGTATCTGCTACGTCTATTTTTGGCATTGTTACTACGGCACGTAAAGGCATTTTGAATTCGGTTACTACGGTTACTAGTGAATCAGGTTTAATTTCTGCGTTCGGTAGGCCGGGAGATAATCATTACGGCATTGATGCGGGTTTGAGGTATCTGCGAGAAGGTAATCAACTTAAGGTAGTGCGTGTTGCTACGTGGGATGGTGCGGCTTCTGGCGACCCTGCTGATGAGGATGATGCGACTGCTACGGGGGTTGTGTTGGCCAGTGTGGGCGGTACAGAGGCTTTACAAGTAACAGCTAAATCTGCTGGTACGGACGGTAATAACATTGATATTATTGTATCGGCGTCTCGTCCTACTGGTACTTATAGGATACAGGTGAGGTCGTACGAGACAGTGGTAGAGGATTATTCGGGTGTTGTCATGGATGATGACACAAGTGATTACTATGTTACTACTATGCTCGCTAATAGTGCATGGGTTATAGTGGCGGTTTTGAATTTACAGACTGCGTTGTATAGCTCTACTACTCCTGTTGATTTGGTTGGTGGGGATGATGGTGCGCCTGCTAGTACTTCTGATGTAATAGGTATAATTACTGGAGGTGTAGCACAAGGCTTGCAGATGTTCCGTGATCCTGAACATTGTGTTGTAGATTATTTCGCCGTTCCGGGAAGAACAGAAAGGTCTATTGTAGTTGAATTGCTTGCTATTGCGGCAGCGCGGGATGATTCTATGGCGTTAATTGATGCACCTTTTGGTAAGACTGTTGATGAAATAGTGGACTGGCATAATGGCACGGGTGGAGGAGGAGATGATCCGACATCTGCGTTAAACGAGAAAAGAGGACAATTATGTTATCCGTGGCAAATGACTAAAGACGCATATAATGATGAAGAGAAGTGGGTTCCTCCTTCTTGTTTTGTTGCTGAAAGATATGCGTATACACATAAGAATGGTAATTTTTGGGATGCCCCTGCTGGTAATATACGAGGTTTATTATCTGGTATATTGGAGTCTGAGTATTCTCCTACGCAGGGTGATAGGGCGTATATGTACGATGATGCACAGGGTAATAATGTGAACCCGATTTGTAATATTCCGGGTCAGGGTGTTATGATTTATGGTCAGAAGACTTTGAGTCGTGAAGGTACTGCTTTTAATAGGGTGAATGTTGTTTTTCTGGCGAACTTATTGAGGCGCAGGATAAAGGCCGCAGTAGAGGCGTTCCTGTGGTTGCCTAATGTGTCTAGTACATGGGAAAGAGTAGTCAATGCAATTGAGCCTATTCTTTACTATGTCGCGGCTGAAAATGGAATCTATCCTGCGGGTACTACTAACGGCTGGACTGTTGTATGTGATGAGAATACAAACACAGCTGTGGTTATTGCTGCTAAGACAATGAAGATAGAGGTTTCAGTAGTACCAGTGTATACCGCAGAGAGAATTGTACTTGATCTTACGTATAACAATCTGGCAACTGTTTAATTAAATTGTTAATTTATATGGAGTTATATCATGGCAGACTATATTAGTGCAGACCATATCGCGGCTAAGAAGGGCGGGTTTGAACCACAACGTAAAGCCTTTTTTAAGATTTCTTTTGAGGATGCTTCTACTAACGATATTTTACAGTTGTCAGTTGCGACATGTAAAATTCCGGGAGTAAATTTTGAGGCAGGGGAAATTAAATATGGAAATGAGAGTAGGTTTTATGTCGGTAGAGTTTCTTGGGACGATGTGGAAATTACGTTTACAGATTATGTAGATAAGGGTGTTTATGAGCAGTTGGATGAGTGGAGAGTTTCGCAATATGATTTTGCTACTGGAGCAGTTGCCCTTGCTAGTGATTATAAACGGCAGGGTAGTATTTCTTTAATTTCTCCAGACGGTAAAACTAAGCGGACGTGGACAATAATTGGTGCATGGATTATGAAACTTGATCCGGGCGGTGGTGATATGGGGGCTGGAACAGATGCTAATATGATTTCCTGTACTTTGAAATGTGATAGAGTTATTCCCGTGAAGTAGGGAGGCACTTCTAGTACAAAGTTGTTATTTGGTACTGCTTTTATTTTTTAGGAAGGAGTTTAAATCGTGAGTGATGTAGATAATGTAAAACCTGAAGAGGTTGAAGTCAAAGGGTTAAAATCTTCAGATAAATTTAGAAAGACTATTCAACTCCCGTCAAAGGGTTATCTTTATTCAGAGGATAGCCCTTTATACGGCACTCCTGAAAGCCCTAATGGGAATGTAGATATTCGTCCTATAAAGACGAGAGAAGAAAAACTCATTAGGACGATAAAGGTGAAGAATCCTTTTAGTATCTTGGAAGAGGTGTCTAACAGTTGTGTGCTTACAAAAGGCATAGATTTTGATAATCTATTGGTTGGGGATAGTATGTATCTTCTACTGGAACTTCTTTATATCTCGTATAGAAAATCTTATACTAATACGGTTAGGTGTCCTGCCTGCTCTAACACTGTCTCTTTTAGTTTTAATGTACCAGAAGATTTGTACATCAAGGGTTTGGATGATGATGCTACGGATACTTTTGAAGTTGTTTTAGAGGGCACAGGAGCAAAAGTAAAACTTAGAATGAAGAGGAACACAGATGAAAGAGCCGTTCAGAAGTTCTTGACTGCTCAAGGGGCAAAAGGTTCAGGAGGGGATGATTATATTTATTCTATGGCTCGTCAGGTTGTCTCTATTGACGGAAAAGATTCTTCTTGGCTGGATTCTATTGCTTTTATGGATGACCTGTATAGTTTTGATTTGCAGACTGTTCGAGATGTAATAGAAGAACATGATTGTGGTATTAAACTAGAGAAGAAGATTTGTTGTAATGGGTGTGGGCAAGAGATACTCGTCCCCATAAAAGTAAACAGCCTTTTTTTTTAGAGCAGTTCTTGTTTATAAATTACCAAGAAAAGAATGAGTTAGAATATAACAATCTTTTGCTTAAGCAGGTTGTACTGAGTAAAGAATTTAATATCTCTTTTCTTGTATCGGATGAACTGACGGCTTTTGAATTAGCCAGTGTTTTTAAGATTAGAGAAGAGATGGCTGAACAGGAGCAAGAAGGTTTGAAAAAACTTAAGCATTAATTATCTCCTAAACTTTTGTATATGTTAAAGGGGGGGCCTACAGCATCTGTACCAAAGAAATGTAGATTGATAGAACACCAACCGACTATAACATATTTTCCGCATGTAAATTAAGAGAAAGAAGTTATGCCCGGCCCTACTGAACAAGCATTCAGATTTCAGACAGAATTTAAAGATACGGCATCAGACAGGTTTAAGTCTGCTACGTTGAAGATGTCTGATGTGTGGAAAACTTTTGTGTCAAAGGCTAAAACTTTAGGCCCAACTTTTTCTAAAATGTATCAGACGCACATCCTCAAACCTATGCAGGAGAAAGTAAGGACTAAAGGGGCAGTTGCAGGCTACTTAACAGATATAATTAAATATAAAGAAGAATTATCCGGGTTGGGGTATAGTTTGGAAGACACGGGCAAGAAGATAGAAGAAACTTTTGGAGTTACTATTACTTCTACCTTCTTTGATGCTTTTAAAGATGTTGAAACAAGTCAGATTCCTACTATGCTCAAGGCTTTCCGCTCTCAATTTTCAGATTCAGGAGATGAGATGGGAGAGTCTTTGAAATTCTCTTTGATAGAAGCAGCTGTAAATGCTGGTGGGGGTATGGGGGAGACACTGTATGCGGAGTTAGCAGAGGAACTTTCAAAAGAATTACATTTGAATGTATCTCCGGAACAATTACAAATAATGAGGGGGCAGGATGAGGGCAGAAAATTTGATAGTATGCTTGGCGCAGCCCAGAGGACAGGTTCGGGAGGAGACTCTAAAGAGGCTAAAGCCGGAGGAGACTCTAAAGAGGCTAAAAGTTCTAAGAATCTTTTTGCAAGTATAGGTAAATCTATTGGGGGTTTGGGTAAGACTGTGCTGAAAGGTTTTGCTCCTTTATTGGGGGCTATGTCTATTGTTAAACTCCTAGCTGATGCACTTGGCGGGATTATAGAGATGATACAAGACCAATTAGAGCCTTTATTTGTTCCTTTACAGATGATGTTGACGGAGGTTGTTACTGCTTTTATGCCTTTGATAGATCAACTTTTTCCTATTATAGCAGACGTTTTTAAAACTTTGTCGGATACTTTAATGCCGATAATTGATAATATTATCCCTTTGATAACAGAGGCGTTTCAAACTTTAGCGAATATGATTATTCCTTTAATACCTCCCATCATGGAACTTATGGGTATTTTGTGGGAATTGGGTATGCAGATAGTAATGGCGTTATTGCCTGTTCTGCAACTTGTAATTGATATAGTTTTGAAGTTGGTAGAGGCTCTTATGCCTGTAGTTAAAGTGTTAATTGATATTCTGATAGCGGTTTTAATGCCTGTAATAGATGCACTGGTTCCTGTCATTGCAATGTTGGCTGATGTTTTGATGATGGTTTTAACTCCTATTATTGATGCTTTGATGCCTGTTTTAGTTATTCTTGCAGATGTTATAGGTAAACTTGTAAAGAATAATATGAAAATGTTGGTTTTTGGATTAACTTTTCTTGCTAAAATTATTAAGGTAGCGATATTGCCTACTTTGTTCTTGTTTACTTTACAGATGAAAGCCTTTGCTTGGGTGTTGACGAATGTAGTACTGCCTATAATAGAGGGCACAGTAAGCGTATTTGATTGGATGGCAAAAAAAATAGGCTCTGTTATGAGTATTATTGTAGACATAATTTGGTGGTTTGTAGAAACTGCTGTATCTGCGTATAATGCTATACCGTTAGTCTCGGATATTGCTTTAGATGGTGTGAGGGAGGCAAAACCTGAATTTGCAGAAGGAGGTGTTGTTACTGGGCCTACTGAGGCAATCATAGGAGAGGCAGGTTATCCTGAAGCGGTTTTACCTTTAACATCAAAACCTTTGTCTTTAAATTCTGAAACTTATAAGATTCTGGATAGGTATATGCCTAAAAAGCCTGAAGTGGTAGTGAATGTCCCTAAAAGGGATAATAAGGATGTCGTAGATAAGTTGGAAGAATTGTTAGTAGAAACAAGTAGAAAAAATTCTATGTACCCCGATTTAATTTCTTTATCGAGGTTTTGATAATGTCCGATAGTTATGTGACCCCTGTCGTATATATAAGTAACAAAAAACTTAGGGGGTCAGGTGTTATATTGCCTTTATCTGAACAATGGTCTGATGGGTATAAAGCGGATATAAAACCTATAGCTGGGACTTATAAACTTTCTCACCCCATCTATTTTTCGTATAAAGGGGGAGAGGTTAAGCCATTAAATATAACTACGAAATTGGTGTGTGGCTTGAAAGCAGAGGGAAGCCCTTATAATGCGGAGGCGTTACGTACAGAGGTGGAACAACTGTATTCTTTTGCTGTACCTCCTACAGCTTTTGACGGGCCTGACGGGGGTGTTTCTGGGCTTAAACTTTATACCTCTAAAGTGCGAATAGGTAATTGGGATAATTGGTGGTTTGAGAGGTTTGGGTTTGTTACTGATGTAAATGTTACTTGGGGAGATGTATTTGATAAAAAAGGTTTCCCAATGTGGGCAGAGATTAGTTTTGTTTTTACTGCACATTTTGGGGGAGGGTGGTCGTCTACGGGAGACATGGGAGTGTGGGCAGATTTACCTCATGGCCATTTCAAATTTAGTACAAGTGGAGGCAAATAATGGCCCTTGATAGACATAGATTAACAGATATTTACACCGATGATTTTGTATATCCGGGAAGGAAAAGGTACGGATTATGGAAACTCGGTGAAATAAATATGGATACATACCGCACCTATATTGTCAGGGAAACGGATTTGATGAGGTTGGATTATATCGCATATCGGGTGTATGGGGATTCTACTTTGTGGTGGGCTATTGCATGGGTTAATAATATAGAGAACCCCTTGAGGGATTTAGAGATAGGCCAGACTTTGAAGATACCTCAGAAGCAGGCTATTACAAACTCCCTGACGGAAAAAATTTGATGCAACCATACGTAAACTTTTACATAGATAATGAACAGGGGCTTGAGGTAAGCGGTTTTAAGTCTTTTAATTGTTCTGAAAGCGTTTACGGGCACTCATTTTTTACTCTCAGTTTTAGGTCTTCTAATATATCTTTTTGGGATAAACTTTACTCCTTGAAGAAGAAGCATGTGTTTGAGTTGGATTGGGGGTTTTTTGAAGGGGATGCTGTTACTGTATTAGGAGAGAGAAGAAAAGTTCTGGTCTCTGTTTCTTCTTTTGATTATTGGAGAGGTTCAGTAGATATAGAAATAGTAGGAACTGATTTAGGTAGATTGTTAAAAGAGCGGTGTTATTCTCATATATTTTATGATGAAAAGATTAGCGATATAGTTAAGTCCGTCTGTGCTAACTATTCAAAGGATTTGAAATGCAGAGTAACGGATACGGATGGTAAGGTGTCTGCCTATTCTTGTAAGCGTAATGATGCAGATTTTATTAGTGAATCGTGTCTTCCGTCTGCTCTATCGGGCGAAAAAAGAACGGATTATAATTTTTACATAGAGAATGGGCAGACAATAGTTTTTGAGCCGCCTAAATTAACTGGGGGTACAACTCTTTCTTTTTCATTAGATGACCCATTGGACTCTGGTATTTCGAGTATAAAATCTCATTATCGTAGGCAGGATGTAGTAGATGGCGGGGGCTATGTAACAGAGACAAGAGGGTATGACACAGCTAGAAAAGTGCCCTTGTTTTATGTATCTTCTTCTGATGATATGTATGGCAAGAGATTTTTGGATACAGGTAAAAAAGATTCACAGGATATGATTGTTAAGACTACAGGAAGTACGTCTACTCAGCCTGAAATAATTCCGTCGGAAATAAATATATTCTCTTCACGAGATGAGAAATACCCTTTACGGTCATTAGAGAATTATAGTAATGGTCGTTGGAGTAGGAATGCTCGGTCATTATATCGTGTAGAGGTAGAGTATCGTCCTATTTTCAATTTGGATGTAGCGGATACAGTGAATTTAGACGTAGAGAATGCAGGAGGCGAATCGGCTTCTTTGAGTGGTAAATATTTAGTGTATGGTAGGAATACTATTGTAGAGATAGATGGGTTACGGCAGATTGCTTATTTGGAGAGGCGGGGACATGTCTAATGAATTTTTTGGATTGTATCGGGGAAAAGTTGTTTTCAACGATGATTTAGATGAAGACCAAAATTATTTAGGTAGGATTAAAGTTTATGTACCTCAAGTCTATGGTGGGGTAGGTAAATCAGAAGAAGAACTTATAAAAAAACTTCCGTGGGCCTCTCCTTGTTTTCCTTTTGGTGGGGGTCATTTAGACGGTGATGGGGGGGAGGCAATTTCTTATGGAAGCGTTTTTATACCCCCTGTGGGGTCTTCTGTATGGGTTGCCTTTGAGCAGGGTGATCCTACTATACCTGTATGGTTAGGATGCTGGTACGGCAGTGTAGAGAGCGACAATAGTGAGTTGACTCAATCAGGCACTACAGTATCAGGTAGCAGGAAAAGAAATTGGGTATCTGAAATAGGAGACGAAGTAAAAAAAGATGAGAGGACAGGTATATCTTATCCTAATTTGTTGGTTATAAAAAGCCCCTCTTCTGCTACTGGAATGTATATACGGTTTGTAGGGGAGAATAGATTAGAACTTGTAGCAGATGAAAATAATTATGTTGAGTTGGATATAGACACTAAATCTATAAAAGTTAATACTTCTGATTGGAATATAAATTTAGTTTCGTCTGAGGGGGATATAAATTTATCTGCTAAGAATATAAATATTACTGCGAAAGAAGATATAAAACTTATTTCTAATGAGAATGTTAGAGTTACTTCTGCTAAAAGTGTGGTGGTCACTGGTACAGAAGAGGTTAGGATGCAATCACAGAATCAGGTGAGATGTTCTTCACCTGCTTCATCTGGATTTGAACACCACCCATAATAGGGGTAATTTATGTCTGTACGTTGGAAAGGTATATCTCTCCCGTGGGACGGGACTCTAAAGAATTTTTTTAATTTGAAATCTGATTCTAGGATTTTGAAGACTTCTATGCTGTTTTCTATTTTGACCGGAAAAGGTGAAAGAGTTATGCGACCTGATTTCGGTAGTAATATATCGAATCTTGTTTTTGAGCCTAATAATATGTCTCTTGGGTCTGAGATAGAATCAGAGTCTAGGTCGGCTATCCGTCATGATGATAGGATACAGGTAACAGAGGTACAAGTGTCTAGTGAAGCCCATAATGTGAGTTGTAAAGTATTCTTTAAGGATGCTACGAATCCAGACAGTCTTAGTGAAAATATTGAATTTTCTCCTACAAGTTAAAGGTGTAAAAAAATGCCTGCTATAAATTATACAAATAGAGATTTCGACAGCATCTTAGAAGAGTTGAAGATTTTTTGTAAACAGAAGTTCCCGGACACCTACACTAATTTTTATGAGAGTGGGATGGGAACTGTTTTCATGGAGTTAATTGCTTTTGTTTTTGATAATACTGCTTTTAATTTGGATTATAGGGCTAACGAGCAATATATCTCTACGGCAAGAGATCGAAGTAGTCTTATCAATTTAGGTAAACTTGCAGGCTATAAATTATCCCCTGCTACTGGTGCATCTGTTTCTGTGCAAGGTTTAATAGACCCCTTTCAGGGTGAGAACATAATTATTGATGCTGGGCAGAAAGTTTTATCTGAAGGGGGAGTCACATTTAGGACGTTGACAGACCAGTTTATTCCTGCGGGAGATACATCTGCTGATATTCTTTTTGTTGAGGGGGTAGCAGATTCCGATACGTTTGTTTCTGATGGCACAGGCAGACAGTCTCATAAGTTGAGTTCTGCTGAAGTAATTTCTGGTTCTATTGCAGTTACGGTTGGGGGAGACACTTGGACAGAGGTAGTGTCTTTGGTCTATTCTGATTTTGGTAGCCAAAATTTTGCAGTAGAATATGATAAAGATGATTATGCCTATATCTTATTTGGGGATAATGAGTCGGGTAAAATTCCTGCATTGAATGATGATATTGTAGTAACGTATCGTACAGGTGGGGGTGTACAGGGTAATATTGCAATTGGAGAGATAAATACATCTGTTCAAGGATACAAGGAGGGTATATCTCCTATTTCGTATGTAACGGTTACTTTTAATAATTTAGAGCGGGGTTCTGGTGGAGAAGAGCGAGAAACAAATGACCATGCCCGATATTGGATTCCTAATTGGGTATGTGCGAATGGCAGAGCGGTAACTGAACAGGATTTTGATACTCTTGCGGTGGCTTTTTCAGATGCTACTTATGGTAAGGTAGCCCATGCGAAGGCAAGATTAAAACAGTCCATACCCGAATTAAATTCGGTTGTCATTTCATGCTGGACGAGAGATGATGAAGGCAGTATAACTACGCCCTCTTCTGGTTTGAAAGATGCACTAGAGGCGTACTTCAATAACAATAGTACAGGTGCTATTAGGTTAATTTGTACGGATGTAGAGGTTGAAGATGGAAATATTGTTTATATTGATGTAGCCAGTTATGTTTCTTTGGATAGTACTTATCAATCTTCGTCTGTGCTATTGAATATTTCTTCTGCCTTAGATGAGTTGTTTGAGTCTACAATTATCCTTCCGGGCAAGCCTGTAAGGTTAAGTGATGTTTACAAGAAAATAAGTCTGGTAGGGGGTGTTGAGCATTGTTTGATTGATTATGTAACTGCATCTGAAGAGTCTATTGAATTTGTTGCATCTGCATCCGGGGCAACTGCTACGTTCTCTGGTACGTTTTCGTTGGAAGTAGGTCTTCCAATCGTAGAAGGTTCTGTTTCTTTTACTGCTGGATTACAATCAATGACTGATGATGGTGATGGTACATTATCTGGTGATGGTACAGGTACAATAGATTATGATACTGGGGCGTATTCTATTACATTAAATGCTGTTCCTGTTGTTTTGACTATTGTAACTGGAACGTATAGACATATCTTGAGTTATTCTAGAGGGGAATTAGAGACTACTGCTGATGGGATTACTGCTATGTTTGAGGGTAAAATAGAGTTCTCTCCGATTGTGTCTTATGATGATGCGTCTGGGTTGAATGGGATAGCCTTTACTGATGGTGAACAGGTTGTTAGTGATAGTGATAGTGCTGGTGATGGTACATTATCTGGTGATGGCACCGGTACGATAGATTATGATACAGGAGTATATGCTTTTACTCTTGATGCTATTCCTGTTTTGGGGTCAAAGATATATTCTACGTATACGCAGATGTTGAAAACGTCTTCGGAAGATATTCCTATTGATAAAGATGCTATTGCGGTTAAGGGTGATTATTCGATAAGGGTGAGTTAGTGGGAATTTCGCTATATACATTATTTCCTGCTGTTATTCAATCTGAAGATTCTACGGCAAGTGCAGGACAGGATGAGACTCTACTCCAGAAAATTGTTTATGTATTAGAGCAAGAGTCAGACATATTTATAGAAAAGACGAAAGGTCTTAAAGACTTAATTGATGTAGATAAATGTTCTTCAGATTATTTTCCTTTTTTATATGGTCTCTTTGGTTTTTCCGTAGACCCTTCTTGGGATGAGGATAAACGAAGAGATTTTTTACGGGATATAGTTTACCTCATAAAGATTAGTGGGCAGAGAAAGAGTTGGAAATATTTGTTGAATAGGTACGGGTATACTGGTGCATGGCCGTGGGAATTATATA